ACGTTTTTGTAGACGAAATTCAAGCACCAGATAATGTTGATGTTGTTATGATTGCCCCAAAAGGTCCTGGATTTTTAGTACGTGAAAATTATTTATTGGGTAATAAAGGAATCAATGCTTCATTTGCGGTGGAGCAAGATAGTTCTGGAAAGGCATTAGAAAAAGTGTATGCGTTGGCATATGGTATTGGATCAAAAAATCTATTTGAAACTACTTTTAAAAAAGAGGTTTACAGTGATTTATTTGGGGAAAGTTGTGTTCTAATGGGTATGAAAGCAGCGGCCTATGATGCGCAATCAGATGTTTTGTTGGAACGTGGTCATGGTCCAATAGAAGCTTTTTGTGAAACGGTGGAAGAGGATACCCAATCTTTATCTCCACTGGTGGGTCGTAATGGTATGGCACATATGTTTCAAAATTGCTCTAAAACAGCGCAAATTGGTGCGAATCATTGGAGAAAACAATTTTATCCAGAAATTCGAGCAAAAATGGAGGAATGTTATAAAGGAATCTTAGAGGGTGAACATGTGGATCGTGTATTTAGCTTTGATGACAGTCAAGAATCCAAAAAACAAATGGCGGAAGAGTTGGATGATATGGAAGAATCTGTTCTTTGGAAAACTGGTGAATTAGTTCGATCGTTGCGTTAATCTGCGTCATTCTATCTCTTTATATAAATAATGATGATATGAGGAAACATGTTAAAATAAATAAAAATTTGATTTTTTTTTCAATAAGTTTTGTATTAATAAACGAATCTTTTGGTCTTTTTGTGTCATTGAATCATAATTGAATCATAAACTACACTACTTGTACAATGTCTAGCGCAACTGTTGCTGTTGATGCCAAAACTGTTGCCAATATCAAAGCTGCTGCTAATACCAAGGCTGCTGCTGATGCAAAGGCAAAAGATGATGCTATTGCGCTGGACAAAACAGTCCATCGCATGACAATGAAAATTCGCGGAGGGCGGACAAACTGGTTGCGTGGCAAGGGTGTATGTGAATGGTGTGGGTGTCATTCAGCAAAATACAATTTGGATTTAACACGTGGAAGCCACCGCCTATGCCAAATGTGTTGGGATGATTAACACATAAATTATTCCCACTTCATTCCAAAATTATTTATTAGTGGATTTCCTATAAATTATTGTTTCATTTGTTTCATTTGTTTTTTCCATTATCAAATGGCCCAACATAAATGACTTAGTCATTTTATACACGAAATTCATTTCTATATAAAATGACTAAGTCATTTATGTATACACGAAATTCATTTCTATATAAAATGACTAAGTCATTTATGTATACACGAAATTCATTTCTATATAAAATGACTAAGTCATTTATGTATACCTTTAAAACAATATAAATATCTATCTCCTGTGGCTCAGCTGGTAGAGCGTTGGTCTCATAATCAATTCTGAACTGATTTGTCGTTGTCGATTTAGTGTCTGGTGAACTCCAAAGGTCCGTGGTTCGAACCCGCGCAGGGGAAAGAATTTTTTAATTTTTTTTTTAAACATTACCAATATTACTGAATGTCATGACATTCATCTCGCTAAAATTATTGATTAAATTTAATCCAATACTTAATCCTAAACCAACTGCAATATTATTCAATAAGTTTTTGTCAATAAACCCAATAACACTTAGAACTGCGGAGGAAATACTAAACATAACCATATAATTAAAGACATTGCTTCCACTTACAGAGGAGTATTGTTTTAAAATTGTAAATGCTAAAATGCTACCAACTAAAACAAATGCTTTAAGCATCACAATAATCCCATTGTATGTGAACATAACTTGATTTTCATGATTTGAGTGTGACTGTGATTGATTTGGCATAATTTACTTATATTATACATAGATAAAATAAAAAATCAATCCTTTATTAAATAAATTTTATTTTCATTATCATGTAAATGATTTAAATATTCACAAACGTATTTTGTTAAATTCCCATTAAAATAGACTTTTAATTCATTTTCCAGTTGGCATAAAATTCCCAATGGTAATTCGTTTAATTTATAAATGTCCGTTTTTTCATTTGTTCCCGTTCTTTTATCAATTTTGATTGTCTTATCTATATTATTTAATGTTATGTAATATCCCATTGTACAAATACCATTTTCATCCAAGGTAGTTGTGGCAATAAATGGTTTTCGCCGAATATTTATATAAAACGATGTAATTGCTTCATCTGGATTTATAATTTCAGTTAAATAATAATTCCAAGTATCTGTTGGATCAGTTTCATAATAACTTTCTATGAAATATTTACAGGATGAAGGTGGAATTATTTGATATGAATTAAAATAATATTTTTGATGAGATCGTGTTTTTGAATGGACAACTTCGATTGATTTGTAATTTTTTAAATGAGTGTTTGGGATTTCTTGTAGATAAATATTTTTTGAAAAAACTGGTTCATTATTTTTATTTAATGTTCGAATATCTATTTCCAATGGATTTAAAAAATAAAATGCAATATCGACTATATAAAAATGATATTTATCCAACGGAATAGCTAACGCCACATGTGATATATCCAAATATCCATCGAATTTATATTTATTTGGGATTGTTGCGGGAATAAGGAAACTGTGAATTCCTTGGGTTTTTAATAACATTTGTAATTGAATGGATAATGCAACACAATCTCCACTATGAAATTGTGTTAACGCATTTTTTGAACTCATGTTTTCATGAAAAATATAAGGAAATGTTGAGAAGGCTGATTGTTTATAAAGTTGATGTAATGTATTAATTATTGATTCTTCTGTAATTTGTCTGTTAATGTTTAAGTTTATCTTAATTTTTCTGGTTTGTAAATTTTTAAAATCAGTAAACATCTATTTTAATATATGGATAAAAAATTTACAACCTATTTTGATCAAGATGTATATTTTCATTTTTTTTTAAACAACTGATTTTAAAAATTAAATTAATTGATTTATAAGGATCAATTTCAACGTTTTCATTTGTGTCTTTATTCATTTCATTTGTTGCAGTAACAATCTGATCAAAATTATTTGGATTGTATTGGAATTGATCCTTTGTATTTTGATTATTCCTTTCTTCTTCTTCCATTTTGTTTTTTTCATTATTTGTACCACTGTTTTTTTCTTTTTCCAATTCCAATTCCTTATAAATATCATCCGGATTATATGTTAATTCCGGAATTTTTACAGATGACGACGATTTTGACGAGGAAGAAGCTACAGAAATATTATTATTATCTCCATTTCCATTTTCATTTCCATTTCCATTTTCATTTCCACTTCCATTTCCATTTCCATTTTCATTTCCACTTCCATTTGATTGAAAAAAATTATTTAAGTCATTTGAATTTTTGTCTTGATCAATATTGATACCATTTAATAAATCAGAATAATTCATACTCATATTTGAATGTAATTCAATTCCTTTGGTCAAATCTTGTTTTGATTCATCATCCATTAAACTAAATGGACTTTCTTCATTCATTGTTCCATCAGTTCCGTTTATTCCATCCATAAAATTTTCATCGTTTATTGTTTCGTTCACTTCAGTCATTTCATTTACAAGATTTGTTTCAAGACTTGTTTTATTTTCAAGACTTGTTTTATTTTCAAGACTTGTTTTATTTTCAATTGGTCCAAAATTATATAAATGACCATCTGGTGTTTTAAAGCGAACTGTAAATTGTGTTAATGAAATACATGGATTAAATGTTTTTTTATATTCAATGTCATTTTTCGTAACCATTTTTTTGTAATTATTACCTAAATCCATATCAAATGTGAGTTGAGCAAAAGCATTGGACGCAGTTTCATTTGTTCCCGCATAATTACCACCCAACTCGTCAATTTCCATAATGATAAATGGGTATTCTTCTAAATGATTTCCACTATTTTTTGGAAAAATAGCTGACACCAACTGAACAGATACAACATTATCGAATGAACAATTAACAAATCCGTTTTGTGAATTTGCGTTTTTGGAAAAGGATATTCTATATTCATTTGGGATTTTCCATTTAGATAAATCTCGATCGTTACTATTTAATGAAACTAAAAATGTATTGATCGGTTGTTCTTGTGTTATGATTTTCGATGATGATATTGAGGTAAGTGATTTTTTTATTTTATTAATTAATTTTGTTAAAATATCTGCGTTTAAATTTGATAAATTAATATTAAATTTATTTATATTTTGACGAATGATATTATCATTTGCATCTATTCCTCTTTTTTTCAATGAAATTTTAATAATGTTTATTAATTTTATTTCAGTTGGAGATGACTGTTGTTGATTAAATTTCTGAAACTTTTGAATATTTTCTTGATATTTCATTGAGAGTTCTAAATTTTTTTGCTGAAGTAATTTTTCCTTTTTATTTATGACAAGTTGCTGATTATATTGTTCGGTTTTTAACATTTCGATCAATTTTTGTTGTTTTTGAATTTCCATATTTTTTTGAAGCAGTTTTCGGTCATAATTATCTTTTAATTTATTGGCTAATTCAAACTGTTTTTGACGTTGTTTTTCCGTTTGTTGTCTTCGCTGCTGCTCTAATTGTTGCCTCTGTCGTTGTTCCTGTTGCTGCTGTTGTTTTTGTAGTTGTTGTTTTTGTAGTTGTTGTTTTTGTAGTTGTTGTTTTTGTAGTTGTTGTTTTTGTAGTTGTTGTTTTTGTAGTTGTTGTTTTTGTAGTTGTTGTCTTTGTAGCTGTTCCTGTTGCTGCTGTAGTTTTTGTAGCTGTTCCTGTTGCTGCTGTTGTTTTTGTAGTTGTTGTCTCTGTTTCTCTTGTTGTTTCTGTTTCTGTTGCTGATGATATCGTTGTGATGATTTATCTTGATTAAATTTATTTTTGAATTCATTATGTCGTTTTTTCTCTACATTCATTTTTTGATCCAATTGATCTTGGTATTTTTTGTTTTCTAATTCTAAAAATTTTGACATTTCTTCTTCATCAATTTGTTCTTGTGTTTTATCATTATCGTTTTTATAAGTAGGTGGTATGGTATTACTGTCTAATTTGCGATTAAAATTGTCATCATAAGGTTCAAAATCAGTAAAATTATGAAAATTAATGTATTCTTCTTGGTTGATTGGTTTAATAATTTCTTGATCTTGCATAATACGTGTATTATATAACCGTTTTTCGTCATAGGTATTTTTACTCTCTAATCGTGTATTGATTCCACTTCTCATCATGAAATTGTTCATTTAATAAAAAAATATTTATATTATTTAACATTTTTTTTATTTACCATTTACACGCAAATTTAATTTACTTTGGGAGCAATATAATAATCTAAATACGACGATTCGTCTTCATCAAAAGCAAAATGTAATTTTAATGGAAGATCAGCAGCAAGGGAAAATTCAACTAAGGAACATATTGATGATATTTTTAATATTTTTTCAATTAATGAAATTCCAAATGTTATTGCAAAATTCGAATTGGCATCAAATTTAACAATTTTGTTGATATTATCTGGTTTTTTTCGTTTTTTAGTGATTTTTTTACTTGGCATTTTAATTTTAATTTTAATTTTATTGTCATTT